CCCACATTTTTTATGGCCGCCGCCCTTTTTCTTGGACCCAATATCAACCCAATCTTGTTTGAACCATTTGTCTAGTCCCTTGTGCCCAGACATGTTACGCGAACTTTGTTATTTTTTTTCGATTAGACATTATCGCACCACAACCTCTTGCAACACGACCGCCATTTTTTAAACCTTGTGCCTTTAATCTTTTAGTGGCTGCAACTAAACCGCCTTTTGCTTTACTACCACGAAAGTCTTTTCTTTTTTTCCCAGAGGGATCTTTAATTTTTCCAGCGCAGATCTTAGAGGCATAAGCATTAGCATAAGCTGATGGATAAACATCAAACTTTCTTTTAGCTGCAGCCTTACCTCTGGGACAAAGTTTAGTCATTATTTTTTCTTAGCCATTCCACCGCGTTTCATCATAGGCTTCTTCATCATACCGCCGCCTCTTTTCATAACACGTTTTTTCATCATGCCGCCACCCATAGCTTTTACTCTTTTCTTTTTAGCCATTCCGCCGCCACGTTTTACAACTCTTTTCTTTTTCTTCATATTTTCTCCTTTTTTAATTACTCCTCGTCCTATAAGAACATCCTTCATGGTTGTTTTACCGTCACCCGATAAGTCTGGAAAGCCACCCTTCTTCATACCTTTTCTTGCTGTTTGTTTTGCTCTAGCAAAATTTGCCGCTGTAGGGGCACCCTTAGCGCCTTTCTTTTTCATTTTACCTCCACGTTTTCTTTTAGCGTGAATGTTAGCGTATAATCCTGGACCTGCCATTTCGATATCTCCTATAAGATTGTCGTTTTTCTACTGTGCCCTCATAATAGTCTGATGGCCAATTGTCATAATAACCAGTCTTTTTTAAATTGTCACTAGCTTTTTCTAATTCATCAAACTTTTGTATCAATACCATCATAAACTCATTGTCCGGCTGCCAGTCGTCTGTGTCTAAAAACTCCACGTCCTCTTCTTCGTCCTCATCGTAAGGGTGAGAACACATTAAATATATGTCTTGAGGAACAAAAACAACGTTATACGCATGGATCACAGATGCCAACTCTTCTGGCTCCATTCGAATGTCACTGCAACCGACTATAACTATTTGTATGTCAGGGTCTCTGACCATTTCTATGCCTTTAACTATTTGATCAATAAAACTGTCGTGATTGCGCACTTCAAGTATTCTGTACCTCTTTTGCAACCTAGCTATACGAGCATAGGGGCAGACAGGCACGTCACCCAAGTGTTTGTTTTTTGGTTCTAGATATTTCTCAGACCACTCGAGAATATCATCTGATATAGTGTTCATACCTCATTTAATTCCACATACCTGTTCTCACAAAAAAATGCGAAAGTTTTTAATTCTTTATCTTCTTTATATCTGTGCATTTCAAGCAAAGTGTCGACCATTTCAACTTTATTTTGCCACGTGTAATCTATGCATTCAAATTTTGTATCAAATGATTTTATTGTATAATCAGTCAGCACGGGTTGTGGCACATCGTGATATACCAACATGGCTGTGATTATCCAAATCATTTTTTCTTAAAGATATCTGCACCCTTGAGGCCGTATATACTAGCTACGACTCCGACAAAGAGGGTCTGGTACCAAAAAGGCAAATTATTAAACTGCTCAAAGAACATGTGCAATTTATCTTGTATGTCTGGATCATCTGAAAATACAGACCATATCAATAAAATCACGGGTGCGCTCACCAAAATCAAAACGAACTCGTCCTTCCATCCTTTGTCGTTTGATACGCGCACTTGTTGTTGATACTCGACTTCGCCGTTTGCCATTTTTTGTGCATGCAACATTGCAGCATCTGACTCGAGCATTTTGCGCTGCTGTCTGTTTTTCATTATATGCGTGCCTGCACCTATTGCTAGTTTAACAACATCTAATATCATAAGTTATCTGCCTTCCATTGTTGAACGTCGAACGATGGACATTCTTTTTCGCTAATTTCATTGTGTCCTATAATTTTTGCATCGGGATATGTTTCAGATAGTTTTTTAATCTCCATAATCAAGGCTACCCACTGGTGTGGAGTAAAATTATTTTCAGCAGAATTATCTTCAGCCATTCCACCCACCATGCACAGACCAACACTTTTAGAATTGTATCCTGCTGCGTGTGCGCCAGAATCACGAATGTCGCGACCATCTTCTACATCTCCGTTTCTTTTTATAATTTTGTGATATCCTATATCACGCCATCCTCTTTCGTTGACGTGCCAGTCCTTTATAGTTTCTGCGCCTATATCCATGCTCGGCTTGGTTGCCGAGCAATGGATAACAATATAATCTGTGCTTGCTCTCGGTTCCATTACATTGACAAGGCAACAATTATAATCACAACAACCGCGGCAATAGCTATTTTTTTCTTTTTGTCTAAAGCCATTAGCCAATTTTTTATTGCGTTTAATTTATCCATATAACCTCCTGGTTAGTAATTATTGAAATAAGCTCTTCCAGGGACAGCACTAAAACTGGCTCTGTCTCTGTCTTCATCCATAGCTCGTTTAAACTCTTCTTCATAAACAGCTTTTAATAAAGGTACTCTATCAGGAGCCTTTTTCATCGCAATATAATATGCCATTCCCGCTGTTAAACAAGGTAAAAATCTAAAAGGAACATTTGCATTATTAGATGCAACATCAATATCATCTAATCTCTTTAGATAATAATACCTTACAGTGTATGTAGATAGATCAGGAGTTGGGTACAAAAACAAAGTTGGTGTTGTTGTTCGTTCAAAATAAAACTGTGAAGGCTTCCCCTCCGACGCTTTATTAGGAAGCATTTCATAATCCGCTCTACTAATTCTAGTTAAACTTGTATCAAGACTATTTGAATCTCTTAAAGAAACTTCTAGTATGTCAATAATATTAGCGTCTAAACTGTAGTCTTTATCACTTGCTGTTGTTGATTGTGTACCAAGAGTTACTGTCCATAAATTAAGGCCGCGGTTTGCCCACTCGGCCATAAGAAGGTTCATGCTACGTATAGCTGTGCGTAGGTCCTTGCCGCTTGTTTCTTGTAAGCCACATCTTTCGTAAGCTTCTTGAATAACTTCAGCAGCTTCCAGATTAAAGTCTGTAGATCCCGATACGGCCATGAATTACTCCTTAATTGTAATAAGCCACTACGAAGTCGCAATTTGTAACATCAACAAAAGCAGCGGTTTCAAATCTTACGCCATCGCCTTCAAAACTCATAACTAGAGGCTCGTTTGCCGCTGTGCCCCATTTTAAATGAATTTTAATAACGCCTGCAGCAGAAGTATTATCGTATATTTTTACTTCTCCGTCTGCAGCACTAGACTGACATTGTATAGATTTAATTCTAATTGGACCAAGATTGGTATTACTTCCTCCAACAGAACCTTGCAATCTGCCATCACTTGTTAACGCTGTGGATGCTTTTACGTCCATAATAATTCTCCTAAAGTATGTGGGGCCGAAGCCCCACATTAATTTTTAATATACTGAGTACTCTATCTCAAGTGTGCCACGAAAAGCTGTTAAAGCTGTGTCACAAGTAGAACCTGCACATAAGTACAAGTTTTTACTAGCTATCGCTGCATTTACATTGGGTTCAAAAACGTGGAAAGTACCAGCAGTAGCATCAAGATCAATATCAATTTCAGTGATAGAAAGAGCTGCTGAAAGTGTCGGTGAAAACGCCGCAACACCAGCGCCTACAATTTCTGTACCAGATGATATTGCACTGTTAGTAGCTGTACCAGATGTAGCACTAAGTTGTAAGTTAGCTAAAGAGTTAGCATCACTAGCAGCAGCGGTTGTAATACCGATTACTACTTTATGAATAAAGAACTTACTTGCTGTAACTAAAGCATCAGGATGATCTGTATTTAATGCACCTAGTTCTACTAGAACATCGTCATCTGCGTAAGTTGTGCCTGCAGCGTTTGTGCTAGACAAGTCTATTGCAAATGTTTGAATTTTTCTAGTTCCAAGTGAAATTAGTTGTCCAGTCGAATTGACTGAAAAACCTGTTTGTGTGATCGCGCCAGTAGAAGCTGCTTTGTTAATTACGTTAAAACCACCCTCTGATCTGACCGGACCGTTAAAAGTTGAGTTTGCCATATTGGTCTCCTTTTCCGCCAACATAGTCTGAGACATTGTCTACTGCACAAGTCTATGCTGACTATTTAAAAATATGCAGTATCTCGAATATACGCTTTTAATGTAGTGATTGCAAATAAAAAGGGCGACCGAAGCCGCCCTTTAAATTGTTCGTTTGCTTAAGGATTAAGCTCCTTCAGAAGCAAACATACCTCGCCAGTCAGAGAAGCCGAAGCTGTATCTTTCCCTAGCTTTGTATTTTACGTTACCCGTTTCGAAATCACCTTCCATAGAAGTAGCAACTGCTGCTCTTTGGAAATGTTTCAATCCGTTAGGTACATCCGTCTTAATGAAGAATGCGTCCGTGTCAGTTAAGTAGTTATTCACTACATAACCTTCAGGCATCATACCCATGCTTTTTACTGCATTGACGTCATTATCAGCAGTCGCTGTTCTTCCAGCAGAAGCCATAAGTCTTTCCGCTGTGAACTGTAACGCTGATGGAATGATCATCTTACGTGCTTTTGCAGCAACTTTTAGACCTCTATCATCTTGGAACGCAGCAATATCAATTAATGCTTGTTCTAATGATGTTTCGTTAAGGTCAGAAGCAGTTGCTAGCTCGTTTCTTTGGTTCCCAGATGTAGTTGGGTGAGCTGAAGAAAACAACTCAACGCCATCACCACCTGTAAAGCTAGAATTAAAGCCGTTATTTAAAACGTTTGCTGCTTTAACCTGCTTTGTATGCGCCATAGAACGTGCCAAAGCTTTCGTATAACGAGTACTGATCTTGTCGTAAAGGTTGTCCTCTACAGCTTCTTCAGTAATCTGGAAAGCCAAAGCTACGGTCTCATGAGAGTAACGTGCTGTGAATGACTCAGTCGCAGTGTCAAAGTTAACAGAAGATCCTTCTGGTTTAACTGACGCTGACGCAAAGCC